AGCCTCAGTATAAGATATACCTTGATCTGCTTTTTCTGCGACGTGTTCTGAATATTGAATAGAATCGTCTAATTTGCCAGCTAAATACTCAACGTATTCTGAGAGAGTATTTACGCTTTCAACTATAGTGTCGTTATGAGACTTTACATCTTCTAACGTTTCGTCTTCGTTTGTTGCGCCGATAGACTCTTTAATGCTTTTCATTTCGTTAGCTAAGTACTCAGAATACTTATTGAAATCTTCAGCTTTTACAAATTCTGCCATGTTTTTTTCTTTATTATTTGATTCTTTATTGGTTTTAGTAATTTCTTGTGTCTCTTCAAGTGATTCATTGGTTTCATTTAAATCATATATCCATAGACCTGAATTATCATCGAATCCATAAGATTCGTTAACTCTTTTTAATTCAGCGTTTGCAAATCCTGGATCTGCAACTAAATCGTAAGTGAATAATTGTTTGATTTTTACCTTTCCGTTAGATTCAACGGCTCCGGCTGCTCTTGATGAGATTTGTAATGGTACACCAGCATCTACTAGGGCTTTAGCTTGACGACCTGCGTCAGTATCTAGTAATTTGATTCTACCTCTTACTTCTTTTGATTCTTTGTCGTAATATAATTCTTCAATAATATGAGAGACACTCTTAAGGGAAATATCGAATTGTTGCGGGTGATCTAACTCACCTAATAGCTTAGAAGACTTAATCTTGTCTTGTAATGCTTCTATCTGAGGAACGTATTCGCTCTCAGTATAGATTCGATTATTTTTATTCTTTTGATCTATTTGACCAAATATACCTTCTAGAATGTAATCTTTATTCTCAGTATCAGTTACTTTTAGCTGAGATGAAGACATTTCAACAATTAATAAGTTGTTGTTATTTGTCATAACTATGATTTATCTATTTTTATTATATATCTACTTGTATTATGCAATTATCTTAATATCTTTTAGATGTCAATATCCAGGTCTCCGTCGTCGCCTTCTTTTTTGTCATCTTCCTCTTCTTCGCCATCAGCTGCTTTTTCTTCTTCTGCGTCTTCTGCAGATTTATCTAGGTAATATGCTGTTAAAATATCCATTTCGCCCTCAGCGAATGCATCTTGCCCATATTCATTATAGAAGTAATCTTTAAAATCGCTTTCAGTTTTAGAAGCTGTAATTGCTCCTAATATTTCAGCAGATTTAATAGTAGAACCAGAATCTAAGGTCTGATCTTCTACATATATTTTAGAATCTTCTCCTGCTTTTAGCGAGTCTTCGGAAATAAACTCTTCAAATGTTTTAATAATCTTCATGTTTTATATATCTCTTTTTCTTAACTATCTAGGATTAGCGGCTATATGCCCATTCCGTCGTCCTCTTGTTCAGGTTCATCGGCGGCTGATTTTCTTTCCTTTGCTTTATATGCAGCGTTAGCTCTAATCTCGTCGTCAGTTAATTTTAAATATTTTCTGACTAGATATTCTTGATCAAAGTAATACTCTTCTTCCATTGTTTCTTGGTTAGTTGTCATTAAACTATCTCTCATACTTGAAATAAAGTCTAATCTTAATTGCATAATCTCTTGTTCTTTTAATTCAGCGAACATGTTCTCTTCATTATATCTTAAGGCTACTTGAGTCTTAAATTGAGGATCGTCTTGGAATTCAGGGTATTTAAGACACATTTGAATGTACATCGGCTTAACCAATATCTCTTGAAATACAGATCTTAATCTTTTAATAAACTTACCGAATTTGATTTCATCTCTTACCATACCATCACCTGCTAATGCATAGTCACCGCCATCATCTTCATATAAGAATCTGTTGTAAGGAATTTTAGAAACCTCTTTTAATTTGTTTTGGAAATAACTAACTGCTTCAGTATCTGAAAGATCTGGTCCTTCAGAACTAAGAGTTTCAATTTCTGGTGTTTCACCATCTTTAGAAGGTAACCAGTATTCTTTACTAAATTGTAGCATTGGCTTACCATCAGTTTCTAATGTTCCTGATTCGAAGTCAAAATCAACTACCTCTTTATAGTTATTCATTAACTGAGCTAACGATTGCTTTGCTCTAGTTTTAGATTTACCACCTACAGGTATAATAAACTTCATTCTAAATGAAGCGTTGGTTACAGCCCAGATTACTCTGGTATGTTCCATAATTCTAAGTAGGTTAAATGATCTGATTAATCTTTCAACATAAGATACTCTTGATGCTGTTGAAAGTGAAGAATAAGAAATGTAAATGATTTGAGAATCATATAATACTCTTTCTTTAGTAGGTTCGTCTTTGTATTGAACCCAAACTTTTTTACCATCGTCTTTATTGTAACCTGGCATTAATGTAACTGGATCAATTTCTTTAAATCCAATAATTTCGGTTTGGTCTGGGGAATAAATTATCTCAAATGATAAGTAACCATCAACTAGGAACTTTCTAAAGAAGTACCATGCTGATTGTTCGCCATTAAAACCAAAGTAGTGGTATATTTGTCTAAAATATTTGTTAAGGTCTTTTTGTACATCATCTGATACATCAAGTCCCATTATTTCAGGTTGGCAAAAGAAGTTTTTATCATCATATACAACTGCTTCATCACAAAGTATATCTAGAATATCTTCTACCTCATCGTTCATTGAGAATCTTCTTAATTCATCTCTCTTTCCAGGGTAATCAGTATCAAAGAACGGTACGTTCTTCTTCATGTTTATATCTCCCATGGATAGTGCAGCAAATGCACCATAAATATCATCGTTGTCTAATCCAAACGGATTCATTTGGTTGTAACCAAACTGGTCTTCCATTGGGCCAATCGCTTGAGATTGTCTAAGCACCATGTCATCATAACGCATACCAAAAGAACTTAGCGTCTTCAAAGCATTGGAGAGGCTAAATGGTCTTGCGTTAGAACTAAGAGGTCCGTTTCTTTTGTCAGTAAATCCTGCCATAATATAGTATTATTTCTGTTTTATATATCTCATTTATTTAGATGGTTTCTGAAGGCTGCTCTGATCTTGCCAACTGATGAGCCATTTAGCTCTAAAAAGTCACAAAGGGCTATCTCAGGCCATCGTTCGTATGCCACTACAACTTGTTGAGATTTACGAGTTGTTGCATATTGTCTAATTGCAAAATCAAAGCCATATCTCTTTAGGAATGATTTAGCTCCTTGGTATGATAATGATAATGGTCCTTGTGCTCTAGCGTTCTCTGTTTTAGAACCTCTATTCTGTCCTTGTATATAGCCTTTGTATTGCTCATAGACGAAATCTAAGAGGTCTTGCTTTACAGGGACTGGTAACATATTAAGATTGATACCCATGTCATTACCTGTATCTGAGCGGTTCAGCGCCAATACTACTGGATTGCTGTCCCACCATTCTGCGACAATTGGGTTTTCATATCTAAACACATATATCTTACCTTGTTGGAATGGACCTGCTGATCTAGCTACTGCCTTTTCTCTAACAGCTTTTTTAGAAGTATTAAACCAATCTTCTGCTGCACTGGCTGCTCTTGCCATTCCACCAGCTTCTTTAGATAATTCTCCTATTTGTTTTTTAATCTGTCCCATTATTTAAGTGTCTTTTCAGTTAAGACTATAAATCGCCAACCTCGGTTTTCACACCAAGCATTTGCATAAGCATATTTATCTCTATTCTTAACATACTGTTCTGCCAAAAATTTATAGGAGTTAAGTGCCTTCTTAGATTTCTTTAAAGGCGGTTTAGGTTTTTTAATCTGTGCTTCTGGCTTTATTTCAACTAGCCATTCTACTGGTGGCTCATCGCCAGTACCAGCTGTTTTCATATAAAAGTCCGGATAATAAATGTGTTCTTTTTTATCCGCAGTCCACATGTATTTAATTTTAACAGGTTCACTTGACCACTTTAATACATTATCTTTAGTATCGCACATAATACAGAACTTTCTTTCCCAAGAGGAACGATAAATGATCGGCGTTGGGCCGATATACTTATCTGGATTTTCAGGAGTAAAATACCCCTGTACAAATCCTGAGTTACCACTAGGTTTTAAGTTCTTTATTGACATTAAATATTAAACATTCCGGATTCACCATCGCCACCTTTGGTATTAATGCGATCCATTGACATTGTGTTTTTATATTTCGTAGGATGTATTTTATTCCAGCCCTTTGCATAACCTCTCTTTGCAATCTCTGTAAAGTATGCAAATGCATTGGTATATTTAGGGTTAAAATTCCTCCAGTACTTAAGAAGATCTAATATAGCAAACTGCATACAATCATTCTTGTCGTCGTCGTTTAAATATACTAGTTTTCTAATTGCTCTTTCAGCGATTAGTATCAACATCTTCTCAGCGTCCTTTGTTAACTTATCATCTTCTTTAGACAATACAATCTGATTGTATAAGTCTTTGTTATTTAAATAATTCTTTTTTCTAGGCACAGTAGTTAATTTCTATTTGATTACTAGTTATATGAAAAAAAGCCCATTTGTTTCGAATGGGCTTTTCAGTCA